CCGGACGTTGTCACGTCCGTGAATATTACGATTCCTGCGTGGAAGGGGCTCCCGAAGGATTGCTCCACGCTTGGCACTGCAGGAGTGCATCAGCATAACTAGGGTGCAGGCGGCTGAATTCCCACACCCCGGACATTCCAAGAAGCGACCAGGCGTCCGAAACCTGGTCACAGCGCCGAATAACGCGGGTAGGCAATGGCAGGGCCAGTCCAGGACAGACTACCCCGCACCTTCACCCCGCGCTAACTCCCAACGCCTCTGGCCGGCACATGCCAGTACGTTGGCGGATGCACTACCACCGGGACTAGCCAGGCAGGGCACTTTCCATGGCTTCGACTCCACGAGTTACTGCCATCCGATTCTCCTTACACGCCAGACGGGTACACATGTATACTCCCATAGGAGCCCCCTTAACCCAGGATCCCGTGATGGGACCCCGGGGGGGCGGGCTGCATGGTCGGAGAAACGTGGGGTTTTGGGCCACGCACCCCTTCCTGTGATGAGATCCCCTTCGGGGCTCCGGAGTGGTTAACGCATGGTTGGAGGCTTAAACCTCACCCCATACGCTGACGGGACCTACACGTGATCTGGGTCCTTAGAGACCACCACCACGCTGCCCACAAACCCCCGACACAGCGGCACCAGAACCTTGTGCTTATGCCAGTATAACTCCGTGCACGAGCTCGGCCGACTCCTCACATTGGTAGATGCCATCCCGGTCAAGGGATTCCGGAGGGGCTGTGGGCATTTACCCGGGGTAAGCACCCAGCGAATGGGTATGCCCGGTAGCTCTTTAGGCAGCTTTGCCTCCGTAGGACTAATTTGCTACAAGTAGCTCCCAGTGTGAGTCATCTCCCACTTACGTGGTAAACTCGCGTCGGTGCATCACTCTCCGATTTTATAGATGCAGGCCTCACCATAGGTGTACAACCCTTCCCAAGGCGACACTTCCCCAGCCGTCAGGACTCAGGACGACATTCCTCGCAAGCACTTCCCTCGACACGAGTGGCCGGGTTAACAAGTCCACCGTTTTCGGAGGGACGGTCCGAACGGTGAGTTAGTCCCGGGTTCCACACAGACCATACGCCATGCCCATCGACCAGGATTACTCCCAGTGAAACGTGCGTCTCCCAAGCAGGTATGTACCTCATGGCGGGGTGGGGTTTCCACCCGAGCTTACAACCAGAGACCCTTATGGGTACCTAGACACATCCCACATGCATGATCTTCCTATGCGTGCCAGGGGTTTTCCGCCACTTCCCATGCCCCTGCCCAGTGGCAGTGGAGGCTGCAGCGCTCATGCAGCCCCAGCGTACAGGCTACCTAGGAGGTCGTCGGGCTGAACAGCACCAGCAGCATTGACGTCCTCGACAACGTTGTCCAACCACGTTGCCGAAGTAATATCGTGCAAAAATGTCTGCTGCAGTGCCGCAACCAAACGACGCTCCAAGGCGACCTGCGCGCCTTCCCCGATGCCGAATGCCCTATTGAAGGACCAACGTGCAGCCGAAGTAACCCTAGTGGGCCCGGCATCCACCACGTTGAGGAGGTGTCCTTCAAGGAAAATAGAAGGGTCTTTCAGGTCCTGGATGCCCTCAGTAAGCCTGACACATTCGGAGAAAAATGCGTCAAGCACCGGGACACCTCTGGCGAGAGCAAGCTCGGCCTTTGCCACGGCCCGTATCAGTCTGGGGGCGAAAACTCGGTCTTGATAGTGGCGGTAACCCACGAATGCACCCGAGAGAACTTTCCAAACGTCACGGACCATGGTCCAACCCCGACCGGTTTCCACCGGCCTGCTCTGGCCAAATACGGCGCCTTCTGGATAAACGGCGGGCTTCTCGACCGTCATCTCATGTCCACAAATAGAAGACATGATCGGGGCGAAACGACCTCGGAACTCAGCCGCCTCACTGGTCAAAACAAACAACAGCGCGTTGTCCCCATCAACAAGATAGGTGGCCTTACTCAGGTTCGCGATCTTTATCGTGGCGCCTACAAACACAGCCATCAGCAACGAGTTGCCTAGACCAGTGTTGTAATCCCCGGACGCCCGACACCCCTCGCGCTCGTACCTGATACCACCCGAAGTCTTGCCTTTGAGTGATCGCTGTGCTGACAATAACCAGGTCAGTTCTTTGTCCCGAGGGAAAGCAGCCTTATAAACGCCATGCTCTAGGTCCAATTGACCCCTTGACACATGCGCCTCAAAGGCCTTGCCGTCAACCTCAAACACCGTACACTTCCCTATCTGTTCCATCTTTCGACGGATCAGATTAGCCCTTCCCTCCTGGTTGAGCCCCTTACCTATGACTCGGGTGGGCGGGATACCGCGCCCATAGGTCCAACGGGACCACAGGGCGCATTCCAAGGGTTTCAGAAACCGAGCCAGCCGCAAATTGAAACGCGGTGACCTGGGGTTGATGAGGCGAGGTTTAGCGATCTTAGCCCACGGGTTAAACTTTTCAGCTTTGAGAAAACCCCGCAGTTTCAGATCATCCTCACACAACTCATCGGTCACCAACGAAGCAGCAGCCTCGGCATACTTCACCCTCATGGGGCCTTTGTAAGAGGCCACCAACGCATCTACCCCCCAGGGTACGACGTTGAGACGTGCCACGAGTCTGCGAAGTTCTGCAAACCCGTCTAGCACTTCACGTCCCCAACGTCCCTCCACTGGGGTGGGACCCAAAGTCCTCAGTAGCAGTGCCGCCTTCTCGTTACACAGACAATTGGCAAACACCGCAGGGGCCCAAACCCCTTCCACTACAGGCACCCAGCACCTGTACATCCTACGCTTAGCCGGTTGGCAGCCCATATGCCGCGACCCTTCGACGGGGACCTGCAATTTGGCATCAGACCGAAGCGGCAACCCGCAAGGTCCATAGCAGATACCAATCCCCGTGTTAGAAACGCGGCACCTCTAGGCGGCCACCGGCAAAGCCCTACCCCAGGACACGTTACCAGAACCGAGGGAGAGGAAATCAAAGCTGCTCCAGCTATGAATCCCTTCTCTTGTGTCCTCATCCAAGATGGGGACGACTCCCTCGGTAAGGTCCTGCGTGTGTGAGTCGGCCCGCAGGCCAGCAGCACCCCCTAACGCAGCCCATGCGTTGGTCTCCACCATCGGCACCAAATGTGCCATGACCACGCTACCCGGTAGAAACAAAGCTGTCTCCATCGGGCCGAGGCCCTCCTCGCGTGCGATTTGGACCCCGCGGCTGCGCATGGAGGCAAGGAGCTCCGTCGTCCGTGGCTTGAAGTACGCATAGACACGCAATCTCGCGTAAATTGCCATCGACAACCAAAGCCTCTGCTTGCCCACTCTCACACGCAAACACCAATCATGGCTCTCCCCAACGTAACCCGGAGAACCACTATCCAGCCGACGAACTCGGCGCGTATCCAACACCTCGAAATCCTCGCCGTGGATTCCCCTGAACCAAGCCCCAACGGACATGTGAGTTTCCTCACTAGGCAATTTGGCAAGGCCCGGGGTGACCGGCTGGCACGAAGCCACCGGCCCTTCCACGGTCTGGGTCCCGCGAGTGACCAAAACCCCCCGCTCGTCATGAGGGTCAGGTTGTTTTAACACCACGTTCCCGCCGACGTGGTGAGTCGGGTGTCGAGCGCCCACAGGCGAAAACCTCCGCCTTGACCTCCCGGAGGGCCTCGTTGGGGGCACGGCCCCAGGACGATATTCACCGGAAGCGGGACCTCGACGCGCCCCTAAATGGCCTTTTGTTTTATCAAAACTGGG